CCTGGCGGCGATGCTCTTGTTACAAATCTGATAGAGTCGTCGTCGATTAGCGTAGAGTTCTTCTATGGACAAACATTGTCCGAAGTGCAAGCTGAAGTTCAACTGGTCACCGGGGCTGACCCGGACTTGGGGGTATAAATGGCACATTCAGGAGCAGGTGACTACGCGCTTGGCGCAGGACAGGGTGCCCTTGGTGGCGCTGCCGCTGGCGCGAGTGTTGGTGCGTTGTTCGGCCCGATGGCGATTCCCGGCGCAATCATTGGTGGTGTAGCTGGCCTTGGTCTGGGTATTCTCGGCACGGCCCTTGACGCTAAGGCCCAGCACAAGAAGGAGGCGGCTCTTGCTGCTGCCGAGGAGGAGTACCAGAAGGCACTGAAGGAGTTTGAGAGCCAGAAGATGCAAGCCGGCGCGGCAGCGAGGGAGTCGGTGAAGCAGGCCATGACAGCTAAGGGGGCATCGGACTCCGCTGCGGTCAGCACAGCCATGGATCAAGCCAGCCGGGAGGCCGACAAGTCTGGGCTTATTGGCGCTGAGAAAGCCGACCACATCGCTAAAGTCAGGCAGCAGGTTGAGCAGGCACGCGCCTCGTCCTCCCCGGCTGTGTACCAGCAGGCGTTAGGTGGTGCCAGGCAGGACATGCAGCTTGGTATTCAGAAGGCAGCCATCGGGCTTCAGACTTCGGCAGGCAAATACGACACTGACGTTACCCAGATTTCAGGCCAGGAAACCAGTTCAGCAAGTGCTGCTATTGGTCAGAGCCTTGGCGCTGTTGCTCAAACTGCCGGTGCGCTACATGGTGCTGATGTTAGCTTTGCTAAGGGCGGCACAGGCGCAGTGACCTGGCGGCAGGTGACCCGACAGCTAAGGCTGTGCAGGGTTCGATTGATGACCGGTATAAATACTTGTTGCCAGAGGAGTTTTTTGACGCTGAGACAGCCGCCCTTGACCTTGGCCCTGACGCTTCGGCGGACAGGGCTGCTGGTGTACCTGACCAGGGACCACTCCCGGTACCGTCTGGTGCTGCTGATCGAACAGGAGTAACACTCGACGAAAAGGTGGCGTTCCTTGGTGGCGATATATACGGTGGGGCGAGTACATACGACCTTGGAGACAGCGAGTTTGATGCCCTATTGGCTAGTGATTCCCAAGCCGGCGAGATTCCTTATAGCCGTGCCCAGCGTCAGCAGCTTAATAAACTGGGCTTATCTTATGAAACAGGCGGAGTAGCTGGCCAGGATGGCCCCGAGATTGTGCAAGTGGGCGAGGCGGGTCCAGAGCTTGTCCTCAACGCCAAGCAGACACAGCAGTTGGCGCAGTCGATTGGTGGGGCACCTACTCAGCCAGCCCAGGTCAGCCAAGGTGAGCAGACCCCCGAGGAGCTTGAGGCATACCTTGAAGAACTACTGAACAGGGTGGCTTGACATGGCATCTTTCGTATCTGGACAGAACAAGTTTGCTCTCTTGGCTAATGCCTTCACTGGTGCAGCTAAGGGTGCGCAGGACTTTGCTCAACTAAAACTAAAGCGGGACCAGATTGATGAGTCCAAGCGGCAGTTTGATCAGAACCTTGAGTTTGGCTTTAAGAAGTTAGACGAGCAGATCCGGTCGTTCGACATTGGTACTGCGGAGAAGTCCCGACTGGAGGGTCTGGCGATACAGGCACGGGCCAAGTTTGGAGCGGACGCGAACATCTCAGCCGAGAGGCGGACGGCGATGACCGCGCAGGCAAGCGTCACCTCTACGGCCATGCGGGTCAATGAGCAGAGAGAGGAACGCGAACGCCAGATGCGCCTAACTGTGATGAACCAGGGCATGTCGGAGAACCTTGTTCAAATGGAGCTTCTTAACGTCCACGAGATGCACAAAGAATGGGGGGCCACAGAGGCCGGAGAGGGTGTTGATGTTGACCAGTTCTGGGCCGAGAAAGGAGCCGCATGGAACAAGCAGGCCGACGCAAAGGCGTGGGCATTAGCTAAAGTCTTGTCGCCAGATGGCACTGTTACTGACGATGAGTTTCGCATCGCCCGAGAGAAGGTTGACAACTACACCAGCATTAAGGGGCAGTTCACCGACAACGAAATGAAGATGGCGCAGGCGAGGGCTTTGTCTCGCGGGGCTTCTCGTGGCATGTACGGTGGTAGTGGTGCGTATACCGGTAACGGTGCGGGAATAAGCGTCAACTACAGCAAGTCGATGGCGCGTAAGGACGACGGCACAGGTCCAGGGGGCATTACAACCATCCGTGTTCCAGACGGCGACTGGCAAAGCAGTATCCGCCAACAGATCAGCAGGGGTGACTCAATACACTCAGCCGGTCAACTTGACGCGTTCAATGCCGCTGAGTCTCGCATGAGGGCGGCGATTCAATACCGGGGAGAGGGCAATACGACTGACGAGTTGAGGCAGATGGATTTACTGAAGACTGACATGAAGATGCTCGGCAACTTCTTTCCGCCAAAAGATGTTGAGGAGATCTCGGCGGTGATAAACAACCAGATAAACTACCAGCGCGCTCTAAAAGAGGTTGGCTGGCAGATGATCGATGCGCCAACCAGTGGCGAGAGGCCACCAACTGGCGAGTCTGTTCAAGACCCGGATGCCCACGCTGACCGGATGGCACGCCAAACTGAGACTATTGCTCAGGTGGCCGCTGCGCGTGTTGTGCCTACTGAGGCAGAGACTCAGACTGAGACGCTGGCTGCGGAGGGAGAGCCTACTGAGGTAGAGCCTACTGAGGCAGAGGCTCAGACTGATGTGCTGGCTGCGGAGGCAGAGGCTCAGACAGAGTCAGATGGATTCTCAGTTAAGGTGGATAAGAAAGGTGATGTGAGTATCACTCCACCAAAGGGGCTGGGCAGCTTCGAGTTAACTACAGAGGGAACGGTAGAGTATGTTCCAGCCGAAGGGTACGGAGGTTTAGAGGTCACGTCGGGGGGAATCGTTCAGTTCAGGAAGGTGGGTAAATAATGCCGGTAGACCCACGAGACTTAGTAGACGTACAGTTCACAAACTCGGACGTAGACCTACTTAAAGGCTTAGACCTGCCTGAGTTTGAACGTACTGGCGACCCGGTAAACGACAAGGCTCGCGCCAGTCACCGGCTCAGCTTGCAGCAGGCGTACTCACGCGGAGCTATCTCGTCCGATGACGCGATGAACGCGTATGAGCAAGAAGACACTGGCATCTTTGCCCGTACTCTTGAGGCTGTAACTGGTATCGAGGCATCCGAGTCTGGGCTTCAGACCTTCGTTGATGTTCTATCGCTTGGAAACTATGCCGCTGCTGCGATGACCAAGGCTCGCCATGAGGCCATCCGGGCCGTAAGCGAGGACAGGGAGAGCGGCGAAGCGTCTGCATGGGAAGAGGCTGCGGTCAGGTTCCTGCCTGTGTTCAGCCCGTCGTCTTTCTCTAAGGCGTTCCGTGAGCGCACAATGTTTGCCGACGTGTTTGGCGAGCAGTACAACATGTCGGCTGGTGGTATTGGCTCGTTCGCTCTGGACGTAGCTCTTGACCCAGCGACGTACCTAACATTTGGAACAGGTGCCGGTGCCAAGATAACCTTGAAGTCAGCAAGCAAGGTACTGCCTCGGATTTTAGGTGACGACATCGCTGCCGAAGCTGGCAAGCAGGGCGCTGAGTTGACCCTCTCCCGTTGGGGCACCCAAGTCCACAAGCAGGCGGTCAAGGATTTGCTACCAAAGATTGAGGAGGAGATTGCAAAAGAAGTTGCAGTAGGCTCCACCTTGGCTGCCACCCGCTCTCGTTTACTCTTAAATGACCGTGCCGCCGAACACATGATAGACAACTACCCGAGGCTGGCGAAGCTGGCATGGGAGGCTGACAAGCGCGTTGTTACCAAGGCACGCAGGGCCATGAAGATCGCGGCCCCTGATGGTTTTCCGGTCCCAGGCCAGATGTTTCAGGAGGCGACACCTCTTCATTTAAGAGAGATAGGTATTGGTGGCGCAGCGTTACGTCGTCAACTTGAATCTATCCCACAGGACAAGTGGTACGGTAACTGGCTTCATGGTTCAATGAAGGTCTTTAACAAGACATGGGGCATGGACGATAACTCCCGCCTTCTGTTTGGTGTAATGACCGACACGATCAACAACGAGCGTAGACAGTGGACGAGGCAAATAGCGGAAGAGTTTAAGGGTTTAACAGACGACGAAGCTAAGACGGTGACCAGCATACTGGAAGCCAGACTCGACAAGACCGCCAAAAACTCAGCCGATGTTATTGAGCACAACTACGCCCCTCACTTACTTGATGCGGCAGACAAAGCGAAGGCCATCTTTGACGACATCGCCCAAGAGGAACAGAAGTACGGCGTACTAAACAACGTGATCGACAACTACGTCACCCACATGTTCAGTGGTGATGACGCAAAGATAGCGATGTTCCAGAAGATCAAGAAAGATCGTGGCCTATCCTCTGGCGGCAACGCGTACAGTATGCACAGGCAGGTGTCTACAATCAGCGACCTGAAGGCAATCATGCCAGACGAGGCTGTTGAGGAAAACATCTACAACATCTTGATGCGGCGCAAGTTGTCAAGTATCCAGATGGTTAACCGCCAGAAGTTTTACATGGAGATGCAGGCTACCCACGGGGTTCCTGCTTCCCTAATCGCACAGGCTGGGGCCAGCATACCGGCAGCGTACCGTAAGCGCATGGTGGAGACTCGGGACTCTATCGCTGACATATCTGACTTGACCCAGTTCTACGCACATGAGGGAATCAGCGTAAAGAAGTGGGGCTTTAAGGAGGGTGACACCAAACAGAACCTACGTGTACTTAAGTGGCTTACGACCGGCAGGGAGGCTCGTGCAGTAGACGCACCCTGGCTCACCGACCATCTAAAGAACTACACCGGAGATGTTAAAAGGGTATTCAAGTCCACCTTCGACAACGAGAGTCGAGAGGTAGATGCGATGAAGGCCATCCGTGGGATTATGACGGGTGACCCGTTCGATCAGGTTCCGCTTAAGCACATGGTTAGGGCGATTAAACAGTTTGATGCAGAGCTACGGAAGAAGGGCGTTGGTCCTTTGCTTGGCCTTATGCCAGACCTTGAGAAGATGATCAAGGCTGGGCTACGGAACCCAAACAAGCCACCGAAAGTATACAAGGATCTGATCGCTAAACTTAAGGAGCCTGTGACTGGACTAAAGAAGGCGGCTCAGCTTCCAGAGGATTTGGTTACCAGGGCGATCCAATACCGTCAGAAGATGGGGATTTTAACTGACGTAACAAAGCCCGGTAAGCACGTTATGGACGACATTCGATCCATGCTTGGCAGGTCAAAGGGGCGTGGCTTTGGGTTTGAGCCAGAAGAATCCAAGCAACTGCTCGACGTAATGTTCAACAAGAAAACGCTGGACGACCTGACGGCTACAGAAGCAGACCGGCTACAGAACTTCCTTTCACTGCACCATGGTGACGCTTCCGCTCGTGGCAGGTACATGGAGTTGACCGGCGAGCCAATGGTTAGGGTGGAGTTTGCATCCCCAATGGGTGCCCGGCCCTCCGCAGTTAAGACCAATGTTGACGACGTTCTTAGCGGCCTACAGAAAGAGCGTGAAGTGTTAGCTGGTCGGGGCGCTGACCTGAACGCTGCGCTTGGTAAACATGCGCGCAAATCTGCCAAACTTGAGCGTGCGCGTGACCGCCTTCAAGCCCTTAATCGCGGGATAGGCGCAGGAACGGTGGCGCGTAAAAGCCTTAAGCGCAACACCCCTGAGTGGCGCAAGTCTATGGGTGAGACAAAGAAGCTACGCGAAGCCAAGCGCGTCCTTGAAGAAAAGCACGGTAAGTACGGTGAGATAAACAAGGAGCTTAGCGAGATACAAGACCTCCGCAAGCCAGTCAAAGAAGCCTTGATTGAGAGAAAGAAATCAATCAAGGAGCTTAAAGCTAAAGAGCGTCTTGCTAAAAAGCACAGTGAGTACCTGCGTTTTCCAACAAAGAAGAACAAAGACGCGTATGACAAAGCACTTAAGAAGGTAGATGGTAGCGGGGCAGGGTTACGCAAACAGGCCATAAAAGAGATGGAGCTATCTGGGGAATGGAGTCCTCACGATAGGCTACGAAAGGCAGCAGAAAACCTTGGGGATGAAACCGGGGAAGCTGTTTGGAAAATGAGGCAAACGTATCCAGAAGTAGATAAGTTTCTTCGCCCATTTTATTCTGCAACCGGTACCTTCAGGGGGCAAAAAGCACTAAAGGCGTATGGCACAGAGTTCCGAAAACTTATTGATGAGCGGTTAACGGCAAAGGGTGACGATGCGTGGGCAAAGGGTCCGTCCGGCCTAACAAGCGGGGAGATGGAAGAACTCCATAGTGTTGCTCAGCAGATGGGTATAGACACCTCAAAGAAAACAGTTATCGGCACCCCCGATAGTGCCAAGTTTGTTAAAAAGATGACAGACGCAGAACGCGATCAGATGATCTCTATATTGGAACGATTGGCGAAACAACATGGTCGGCAAGGGGAGGTGCTTAGCGATGACTTTATTGTTTACTCTGGGCGCTGGCACCTCGCTGAAGATAGGGTTCTGAAAGCTAACAAAGAAGGTTGGGAGTCAACCACAGTGCGCGGCGTGTCCGCCCTACCGTCTGAGCCTCGCGTGTTCAAGCCAGGCGGCAAGTTCACTGAGGATTTAGCTCGGCCAGGCGAAGAGGTTATCGGCAAAGGTTTCGATGTTGAGCGGACCCCCGGCACGTTTGGTCCGTTTGTTCAGACCGCTGGTGAGAAGGTTCTTACTCCTGATTCTGCTGCGTACTATCTACCGAGGAGTATCGCTCACTTGGTGGACGGTGTTGAACAAAACCTGTACGGGCCTGAGCTTGGCAAGCTGATGCGCATGTACGACGGTATGCAGAACATGTTTAAGGCTCCGCTGATGGCGGTGTTCCCTGAGTTCTACATGCGGAACGGCGTGACCAACGTGGCGCTGACCTACCTGAAGGTTGGCATCGGGATCATTAACCCTGTTCACCAGGGCGCGTTTCTCAAGACGCTCACCTATGTTCTAAGCAAGGAGGCTATCGACATAACGCACCTCCCCAAGTCTCAGGCTGCGTTCATGGCGTATGCCGGTGGTACTGCTGGCGGTATTATTGGTGGTATGCAGGAGTGGAACGGAGAAGACCCGTCCCTCTTGCGAGGAGCGGGTAAGGTAGTCGGTGGTGCTCTGACTGGTGCGTTAGGTGGTGCTGCGGTTGGCGCTGGGTCCGGTGTGGCCATGCGGGGCGGTCTGCGGAACATAGCAGAGGGCGGAGTTGCTACTCAAACTGTAGCTGGCGGTACTGCTGGTGCGTTGATGGCAGACGACCACCGTGCTGAGGGCTTCGTTGCTGGCGCTCTCGCGGGTGGTGGCGCGACGAGGCTTGCACTTGGTGACGGCTATAGGAACCTGGAGAAGCTGGCCAAGCACGAGATTAAACTGGCTGGCGGTATGAAGATGACCGTTGAAGAGATGGCCCACGAGGCAGCGCGGCGCGGTGTGTTCAGCACCTTCGTTAGTGAAGAGATATTCAAGCAGGGTGGCGCTAAGGTTCTTGCCATGGGTGAGAGGATGGGCCTGAAGGCTGACGTGGGCTGGAAGGAGGCGATCAATCCAGCTAACGCTGTGTTCGCACGGGACTCTTTTCGTGCTGGTGAGTTGGCTTCGGAGATACCAACGCGACTGATGTTGTTCACCATTGAGGCTCAGCGAACCGGCAGCCTGGGCATGGCAGCTAAGGCTGTGAAGGACTACCTGTTCGACTACGCGAACCTTTCGATGGTTGAGCGCCGAGTCATTAAACGCATGATGCCGTTCTATACTTGGACGAAGCACGCGCTACTGACATCGGCTGACTCGTTCATTCAGAATCCAGGGCGGGTAGCTCAGTCATACAAGTTCATCAATAACCAGAACTTACACCAGGACGTTGACCCTGCTGACTACCCTGATTGGTTGTCGAACAGGCTCAAGACCATCAGCGTCACCTACAACCCAGAGACTAAAGAGAAAGAGGTCAAGGTTAAGACCGGGTACGGGTTCGTTCAAGAAGACACGATGAACTTGTGGCATGAGATGTTTGGCGGTGACCCATCCAAGGCTCTGGCTCGTGGCCCGTTCGGCTTTACGGCTGCGCTTGAGCACATTGTAGACAGGGACTTCTTCCGGGGCACACACCTTAAGAGTAAGCTGTATGAGCGGTCATCGTTTGAGTCGGGCAAGTCGTTCCAAGACGCACCGCCCTGGATGAAGCAAGCGGTTGGGTACAGCGTTGACCCAAATACAGGCAGGCCCAAGGTAGACCCACGCGCTGCATGGCTGCTGACCGAAGTGCCAATGAGTAGGTTCTTCAACGTAGCCAAGAAGGTGTATAGCTCACCCGACAATAAGCTGAACTTCATCGCACTGAGCCGTCAGGTGCTTGGCGAGAAGGTATACAAGTACGGCCCAGAGCAGCGCCTATACCACGATAGGGCTAAACTGGACCGCATGGCCATGTTCTTAAAGAACATAGGTGAGATCAGAACCGTTCAGTTGACCTCCCCGACAAGAAAAAAGTCTACTCTAACTTACCTAAAGCGCTAAACTTCCGGTTGACTTCCACTGCCGCGAACTGAGTTGTTGGGTACATGTGATCGAACTCTGAGTCATCGACCTCTGCTGCTATCCGGTTCTGAACCCGATTTGATTCTTCCCAGTTTGCAGACACCTTATCCTTGACTCGTTGCGAGCCAGGATCCCAGCCCCTACTGCCAAGCGTTTCGTGTAGCGGCTTGTCACTTAAGAAGGCTGCGAGGTCAGGCGGTATGATTGAGGTCTTCAGTGCATCTCGCTGCATCAACTGGGCTACCACCGCGCGTCTCAAGTCATCGCTCAAGAACTTCTTGATTGCAAGCATGTCGAGCCGAATCATCCCAGCGACCTTCCGTATGATGCGCCTCCGTTGTTGCGGGTCCGTCTCCCATAGCTCACTGAGTTGTCGGCCCAACTCATCGGACGGCATCTTTGGTGCAGCCTGCTCGTTCACCTCAAATGGTGGTACCAACTCAGACGACGACTCAAGCCCAAGGGCTGCGAGATCAGGCCGAGATGCCTTAACTGGCTGGGTAGCCTGCCGTTCTGGGGGCTTTTCTGGGGTTGGATCGGGTTCGGGTGCGCTGCGGTGCCCCAGGTTTGATGGCTGCACAAGCTCAGCGATAAGGGAGGTGGCAACTCCTATATCATCCAGCCTCTTAAGGATTCTGCGCACGTCGGTGGGCACCTGCCCCATCTTGTCCTTTGTCACAACCGACCCGCGTGGCACGACTGTTTGTGTGGCACCAACGGTAACCAGGACTCTATCGTCTGTTAGTAGTTCAATGTTATCGAGCTTCAGGTAGTACACTTTGTTCTCCATGATAGTGTAAGTAGAAAATGTTTAGGTACTTGTACAAGAATGAGAAGTCCAAGTACCTATCAAACGGTATTCGCTTATAGTTGCTGAGTTTGCGCAGACTGTATCCTGCCGCCTGCCACGCAGTTAAGTAGTAGTAGTCGTTCTTTACATAGACAACCGCACCTCCGATGCCGCCGCTCTTTGTTATTCTTTTTAGGTGGGCTATCTGGGTTGGTGAGAATCGTGAGCCAGCCTTCAGCTCGAACCCGAAGTGTCTGCCAAATATGCAGCCCTCCAGATCAGGTCTGCCGTGAGCTTGGAACTGGTTGCCGTGGTTCTTGTTCAGGTAGCAAGCCCCCTTGAACTGACGCTCAAGGCTTGCCTGGACAAGCGTTACGAGTTTACTTTCTCGCATACCATACGCCTCTCTATTCTATTGAGGTTTAGTCGAAGGCTGTTACCAACGAAGTTAAGCGCCCGCCCCTCTGATATAGGCATGAACATTGTGCAGCCACCCCTGCCATCCTTTCGTGTGACCAGGAAACTACTGCCTGACACGCCCTTCCTAATGTCTATGCGGGACTGGGTATCTCTCTGGTAGTCGTCGAGTCTATCCGCTGCTGCGAGTAGCCCGAGAGCTATAGCCCTCTCGTTGTCTGATGCCCCAGAACCGGGGGCAGCTAATCTCTTAAGTGCTTCGTATCGTTCGTGATTCATACTCTTTAATCCTTTCTTCATATTTTTTAACTGCACTACGCAGGTACTCAAGTTCGCAGCAAATGTCTCTCACTCCCCTCAACCATTCGTTGTGTCCAACAAGCCTGCGTACATGCTGGAATAGTGTTTCATCTCTCTTGTTAGTTGGTGTCATTCACCGGCCTTTGCTATACGAGGCGTTGCTCTCAATACGGGATCGATATGCCCCGTAAGACTCACGCAACAGGCGCAGCCTTTCTATACGTTCAGCACTGGTGGTGGTGTCCAGTCCATCTAAGAACCCAGCAACAGCTATCACAACCTCAATCGCAGCCAGGTAGTGCGGACTGCCAGAAGACTGCTCCATCATTCACCAGCCTTTAGTCCATAGTTATCCTTGGCCCACCCATCGCCCTTAAGGCTGAACGAGCCAACTGAGATCATCTTCTCCATCACCTCGCCAGTCGGCAAGCACTTGGCACACTTAGGTGCTGGCTCGTTGTGCTTCTGTAGCAACTCAACCTCGTGGTCGCACCGGCTACACTTGTACTCGTATACGGGCATCAGTAGTCTGGCCTCCACTTACGTGTAGGATTCTCAATGTACTGCTCCAGGTACCCCCTAAGCTGGTGGTCCCACATGAAGTATTGCCTTCTTCTGGTGACAATACCCATCTCATAGAAGGTGGTCTGGATAAAGTTTACCGTCCATGTGGGGCCGAAGAGATCCTTTAGCTCGCCCATTGTCAGCATGTCCTGAACCATGAACGCCTTGAGCCTTCGCACCTCATTGGGTGGTAGCTGTTCCAGTACGGCCCGCAGCCCCTCTGGTATGTCTGCGCCCGACTGACTTAGCTCTGATATGTTGTACTCCTTGTACCCCTCAAGCAGACCGTGAGCCATATCAACAGCCTCGTTAGTAACGAAGCACCTGTTGTACTTGTCTGTGCTGTACGCCAGTGACGCTAACCCGGCTGCGATACGAGCTATCTTGAACTTGGTTTCAGCCATCGGTAGCAGGTCGGTCTTGAATCTTTCGACGAGGTCTATCGCCTTGTCCATTATGTAAATCTCATCCTCAAAGACAACGTCATGTTCTTTGAGTGACCATGCCCACTGTAGCTGGTAGCGTGCGAGGCTCTTGCTGTACCAGTCTTCAGAGGTAGACTTGTGGAAGCTGTTGACCTCCCTGGCAGACTGTACTGCCTTCTGGATATGTAGGAGGTCAAGTCGGGCCAGGTCTTGTGGGCTGCCAAACACCTCCTGAGCGGCGCGTACTGGCGAACCATAGTGGGATAAGGAACGACCACCCCTCGGGTTGCACAGCCACAAGAAGCGCACGTTAGCGCGTATCTTTCTAATGCCTGAAGCTGTTGTCCTCTCAGCTACCCCGCTACTTCGGAGGTTCGTGAGGGTTTCGATGGACTCGATGCTTAGCTTGTTGCACTCGTCTATGATGCAGATGGCCCGGTGGCACATGGGGATGGCACCCCAGGTAAAGATGTTGGTCTTCCCGAAGTTAGAGTTACCACCTATCAGGCCCACCGTTGTTACTGTCGGTGCGTCCACGTACCTGCCCGCACCAAACAGTGTGAGTAGATCCTTAGCGGTGCTGCTCTTGCCTGACCGTGGCTCACCTAAGATGCACACCTCTGGACATACCTTATAGTTCCTGTACTTGCCCAGGCTGAACTCGAACGGCATGAAGAACGCAAGCAACTCGTACAGTATGAGCTTGTCGATGCCATGCTTGTGTAGGTGGTTGTCTTTCAGGGTTGTAACCAGCGCGCCAATCTTCTCTTCAAGAGTGTCGTGGTGGAACACCTCCCTTAGCTTGACCGCCATATCCTCCTTGTGCCTGTAGTTGAATATGTCGTTGTCCATCGCCCTACTCTTAGGCATGGCCCATGTGTACTGACTGTTCTTAGGCTCCGGCAGCACCATCCCTACGCCCTCGTAGGACACGTTCTCCGTAAGGTACTTGTCACCTAAAGCGTAGATGGCGTGCTGCCTGTAGTTGAACTGGTCACCGGAGCTATTGCTATCCAGGGTCGGGATGATGATTAGCCGCTCAACACTATCAGACTCAATGTTGATCTCTGGGTACTGACACTTCGGTAAGCCAAGGCGCTTAGACACATCGTTCTTAACCTTCATGGGTGTCTTACCCACGAGGTCGATGCGTTCCTCTTCGCTCAGCCTAACGCTCATCTCAAAGTTGTTCCGAGACATTGGGCACACGGCGCATATCTGCCGCACGTCCATCTGCCCCGCCTCACATGAGGCCGACACACCAGACGGTAGGAGGTAGGGTGTCTCCCCTCGGCCAGCCACAACGAACGGTACCTTGATGACCTTCCCCCCGTTCTTGGCCTTCAGTAGGTTGGCGAAGCTCCCGAACGGAACATCATCGAAGTCAGGGAACTCATACTTAGGTGTCTGCTGCTCACCGAACCCAGCTTCAAACAGCGCCTTCGGTTCAAACTTCTCCCACTCTACTTTATCCAGTGCCTTGGTGTCCCACTTGTGTATGCGCAGGTAGTCTGTAATGTCTCCGTTGTGAGGCATACCCTCGGGCGGTAGCCTACCACCGTAGACTTCCTTCGCCCCGTTGTCGGCAAGGACTTGACACAGGCCAGGCTTGTCCTTGTGGCCGAACGTGGCCCGCTCTCCTGCCTCGTCTATGTCCATAACGACACGTACAATCTTGTTGGTAAACAGCTTGAGTAGTCGCTTGTGGTACCGCCCCTCACCGGCAGTGAAGCATATCGCAGGTATGCCCATCTGGTTCATTAGCAGGGCTTTAAGCTCACCGCCCACCAGCCACACTTCTGCGTTGACTGTTAGCGGCATCATCGGGTAGACGTAGGCCACGTTATGGCCACGGATACCTATTGTCTTACCTCCACGCTCACCCCAGTAGGGCTTGGTGTCCATAGCTGGTGCGTCAAATATGTTTCCACCGCCATCAACGAACTTGCAGCACGCCCTCATTACGTCATGCTTACGGACGTTGATCATCTTAGTTTTAACTGGCTCTTGGCGCTCAAAGTCCTTGGCTGGTATCGGTATCCAAAGCCGCCTGTCCTTGTAGCCTATGCCGTACCGATCAACCGTTGCGTTGTGCAGCCCATAGTTATCGAACAGGTGTTGGTATACATCAACCGGTATGCCTCGCCTTGAGAACAACCACTGCTGCTTCTTTGCATCGTTAAGTAGCTTGAACCCTTTGACGATCTGCTTCACCTTACGTTTCTTTTCAAAGCGCACAGTGTTCGCCTGAAGCCTGTACTTAGCGGCCAGTGATTTTAGTAGGGTGCCGAAGTCGGCACTCCTATCCATGCCCCGGCTATCCATGATTAGCTGGAACACGTCACCCTTCACCCCGCAAGCGTGGCACAGGTACAGTCCCTCGTGGCTCATTGATAGCGATGGGTTGCTGTCACCCGAGTTGTGCGCTGCCTTGTTGTAGCACTTATAGTTTCCGTTAGGTGCCTTGCTACCGAGTATATCCCTCGCCTCTTGCTCAACATTTATTACTGCAAGTATCTGCTGCTTCAAGTCCATCCTTAGTTACCCCTAAATAGATGGTTAAATATCCAATCTCTTGGTGCTCTATCTGTAAATGAACACCCTCTCGGTGTCCTGTAGTAGTCGCCTGTGCTCCTGTTAGAGAGTACGTGCTCTACCACCAAAAGGTTCTCATCAAATATGATGACGTGATGAACCTTGCCTACCTTGAATCTGAGCATGAGCAGCCCGCAACCGTGTACTCTTACGAAGTTAGCGGGCTGCTCAAGTATGGTGTCAAGGATCCTTTGGGCGTATGACAAGTTTGCCTGGCTTGGTGATGCGCCCATCGCTTTCCTCTGGGTGGAAGATAATAAATGTCACGCGCTTTAGGTTGACATTTATTTCAAAGTCAGCGTCAAACGAACCGATCATATACTCGTCACCGTTCTTGTCTGGCTTAACGAATAGAGGTATTTCAATCTGTCTCATATATCAGTTCCTCCACGACCCTCAACGCCCTAACGATAGGGTTGTAGTGGTCCTCAAGGTCAACGTCAGTCAGGCTTAGCTGCCTCTCGATCTCTACTGCCATGACCTTAAGTTTGATGAGACTCTTTTTTATTGCCTTACATAAGTCAGCGGTATCCTTAGCCGCCATCTCGCAGTCACCCAACCTGTCTATCAGTGAATCCTCTACCATGGGATCACATCCTCTTCGGGTGCCGCCGCTGGTGCTGGTGCAGGTGCAGGTGCAGCCTCAAGTGCAGGCTGCGACACAATGTTCGTCACCTTCTTCCGTAGCTCCTGCACCCTGTCGTAGCTGGCCTTGTCACCGATGACTCCAACCAACTCAGCTTCGAGCGTACACCACTTAATGCTACCACGGCTGTTCATCTTAGCTGACAACATGAAGCACGCTGCACTCAGTGGCATCTTGGCTGCTGTTGCCTTAGCCACCATGGCCTGTGTGGCACGTATACTGGTAGCTGATAGTACAAGCCGGATGACTGTATCGTCGGCAACGGTGAACATGCCACGCTGCTGGCTTTCCTCTACACGTACACCGTAGATGGTACGGCGCTGCTGGCAGGCTGGCCCCTTACCTCCACGGTTCTCATCCCACTTACCTGCGCTCTCCCACTGGCCCCAGGGGCAGGTGTTACAGTTGGCTCCACCTTCAGGCACACTGAACCCGCTCTCGTTGTTCCATCGCCCCGTCCATTCACGCTGCCGGGATGGGTTAAGGAGTCGGGTTGAGCACACGGGTGTAGTGTCTTCACTATCTCCAGGCTGGAATAGGGCGCGGCTACCATACAGGTTCTCCGCACCAAGGATAAGGAACGTCACCTCGGCTGGTGTCCCAAGGTTCTGGTCACCCATGCTGATCATAAACCCTTGCAGATCCTTGTTCAGCCTCATCACAGGGAACAGTGACGCGGGGTTTACAAGCTCAGCCTGCGCATCAAGCTCATCCTTTACAGCATCGGGCGAAAGGAAGTCGGGCATGGTCATTAGTTCTGTACTCATATTATTCTCCAGTTGGTTGGTTACCCTGCATCGAAGTCGATGAAGGATGGAATGGTTGTTCTAATCTCTCTCTGTCCAAGGCATGAGTCTCTGTGCCTACATGAAACACAGTCAAGTTTGCCGTAAGTCTCGGGCCGACTACGCGGCCACTCATCTATCTCAACGCATCGTGCTATCTCTTTCGCCGTACCGTATAGGTCGTACTCATATATCTCAGTTAGCTGCTCCAATGTCGCAGCCGGGGCTATACTTATAGGCTCGCCCCGTAGCTTGCCAGTCTTAGTGTTGGGGATGAAGTTGACCGGGCAGATGTACCCGTACTTGTCAGCCTTAATCCCATGCAACCGGTACAGCATCCAGTCGTAATGCTGTAGCTGGGTGGCGAACGTAATCTGATCCGGGCTGTACTTCGATGCACTGAGCGAGCCAGTGCCGAAGAACTTACGCCACATACCCGTCGTCTTAAGGTCGAGCATGTACCGCTCACCCGTCAGCCTGTTAACGGATACGAGGTCAGGTGTGCCGGTTATCGTAAACCCACCAAGGTTCATTGACTCCTTAATCTCCACCCGCTCAGGCACGAACCCGTAACTGTCGAGGTACTGACACACCTTGACGGCGAGACTGTTCAGGCTCTCGCCATAGTAAATCTCCTTGTTGTCCAACTTGAACAGACACTCATTGAAGTCTGCATCTACAAGTCCGTCTTTCTCCCAGCACTCTCGTAGCAACCTTTCAGGTTGAACAGTAATACCAGTAGAATATGCTTCGACATACGCATGGAAGTATGAACCCATCGTGAAGTATGCGGGCTTAGCGTATGCTTCTCTTTCTTCTTTAAGGTGGTAGTCATAATAAAACTTCTTTGGGCAGTAACGAAACTGACGGATGGATGATTGTCTAAGCGATAGGCTTCCGAGTTTTCTAAACTTTTCTTTCCAAGATGATTGTAACAATAGGTCTACTAAGTTCACGACTCCTCCCATGTATCTGTCTGCTCTCTTGAGTAGTCCGGCCTGTCCTCAACGTGAGGATTTAACAGGACTCCCTTCTCGTTATACTTGTCCATCAAATACTGTGCTGCTCTTAGTCTTTTAACGGTGGCACTCTCGTCGTGCCTGCTTCCAATAGTGTCGATAGTGTAGCTCCCTATGCTGGCTATGTCAGGGCAAAGCCTACGCACCCTGGTGTGGGTAGCCTTGAGTTCCGGGCTTAGACCCAGCACTTTACGCGAGTGCATTTCTTTTGCGTCGAAGGATTCATCACCCGCCTTGTCCTCTGGAGTTAGGCGCAACTCATCTAAGAATGAGGTGAACCCCTTGCGGCTGGCATCCCTGAGTATCGCTTCTTGAACGTTCTTCTTCTGCCTGAGCGCCTTCATTATTTTCTCTTCAATGGACCCCTTTGTTATCAGGCAGTAGATGGGTGTCATAATGTTTCGATTGTTGTGCGTGCCGACACACCTGTCCTGCGACTGCATGAACCGACCCAAGCTCCAGGTGGGTGCCATGTAAACGATACTCGGGAAGGCTCCGATACCTTTATCGACTGCGGCGATACGGTTGAGGGTTATCCCCTCGGCCTGTGTCGTCTTCATTATGATGACGTGTACCTCACCCTCGTTGAACATTCGTACACACTCGGCTGCCCCGTGCGTCCGCCTGTCCCGCTTAAGCCATACGTGACTGATGCTCGCCCGCTCCAGCATGTCAGCTATTATCTGCTCGTGCTCATCGAACTCACAGAACACTACCGCTGGCTGGCCTGGGTTGGATTCAAGCCACGCCTCTAACCACATGGTCTTAGCGTCGAACTCGAACCTGAACCGTGAGTACGGGCCAAGCTCCTCAAGGCGTACCTTGTTGTACCCACAGCATATCTCTCTAAGGAACCCGTACAGTGTCAGTATGTGTGGAACAATCTCATGTGAATCACCGCCTAATGTTTCCACCAGCCCGTTGATCGCCATGTCGGTAGCGTGCGCTTGCTCTGCTGATGGGCTTAGCTGTATCCACCTAAAGTTTTTGTCCTTACCAGCGAACTGATCAGCCTCGCTTCTCACGTACCTCATCGCACCCGACTGTATAGATAGCTCAAGCTGGAGCTTCATCTGTGGGTTGATGAAGTATTTGCTACCCTCTTGATACGTGTACCTGTTGGCGAACTGACTGAACGATGGGTACAGCCTGGCACCACGGTCGATGGCAAACATCTGCGACCATATATCCTGCGGCCCCTGCTCCATCGGTGTGCCGGTAAGCATAGCAACGTAGGGTGTGTAGTAGGTGAGCTTATGGAACGCCTTGGTTCTCTTAGCCGTTGGGTTTTTAATGCGTGAAGTCTCGTCAGCGATCACCATGATGCGCGTTGGATCAAGGTGGCAGTTGATCACGTCGAGCCTACCAACTAAGGTTTCATAGGACATGATGTACACGTCTGCGTCAGCGTATGAGAGGGTGTTGTCGTCCACCTTCTTGCCCTTCTCTAAGACGTACACGTCCAAGCCCTGACCCTCCAACTCCTTGGACCACACGCTGTGTATCAGTATGCGTGGGCATATGATGATGCCGTGGTCAACAAGGCCGTTGGCCAGTGCGTACTTAAGTGCCAGCGTGGCGGTCAGTGTCTTACCTACACGCATGTCGTAGAAGATACCGCACCGCTTCATCTTCAATATGAAGTCAGCGCCTATCATCTGCTGACTGAACGGTGTGTACTTGTCAATGTACCCATCTAAGTATGCCAGCGGTCGCTCAGCCTTGGCACCAAGAAGTAGCTGACTCATTGATGGCTTCGTAACTACCTTGCCGTCTTCAGCTATTGTCTTGTAGTGCAGTGCATCTAAGACGTGGCGGGGTGACTTGTTTAGCTCCTGTAGTTTAGCGTATGCGAGGGGTAGATCCTCAATGGGTGCCTCGGGATCCTGCATGAAGGTGACTATGTTCTCAATGGTCGCAGGTGCTTGCCACCATTCGCTTGGACATATCTCTGACTTCCGGCGTGGCCGGTATCTCCACTTGTCTACCTTCGTCCATGACCCCACGATACTGTGTTCGTGGAAGGTGATCATGTAAGTAAATGCTCCATGTTTAATGTGTGTGCTACAAGTTTTGCGTACTCAATAGTTCTATTGGTTGGGTCGTATGACTTATCGTTTATGTTCGGCTTCACTGTGTCGGCTATCTGCCACAGTAGGGTGTGCCCTGTGCTCGGTGCCTCTCGTGCCCACCTGTCTCGTGACTGCGTGGCGACGTGTATCAGCATGTCGTACCCGCTACTGTATGTAGCCTGTGCCTTCGTGGCTCTGGCTATCAGTGACTCAAGCGACTGCACCTTGTCGGATGGCTTAAGCGATGGGTCATTGTCGATGGCCTCAACGCTCGCTTCGGATAGGTCGTCGATGCCTACCTTGTCTATGATGTGCTCGCCTCTCCAAAAGATACGGTGCCTCGCCCCACAGTTACACCTAATAGATATAGATGCGTACTCGGGCCGGTCAGGCAGGGTGAGTAGCTGTGTGCTGCAACGGGTACAGTGCATGATGCCGACTTGATGGGGGGTGTGCCCACCGGATAGCAGGGTAACGCTACCCGGTGGGCGGGGTGGGTGGGCTTTACTTGGCTTCTACTTTATCGCGCTTAGCGCGGCCCTTGATGTTTCCATCCAGGCGGTAGACCAAGGCCATCGCAAAGGATCCCTTGTCGCCAGCCTTACCAACACCATCCCAACTGCTGACCTTGTGTGACAAGGTGCCCCGGCCTGTAGCCATGAGCATGTTCTCGAATGATTCTCTACGGGAATCGGTTGGAACACCGCACTTCTCAAACAACTCATCTTTGTTATCGTTGAAGTAATCAGACATAGCCCGGTGGCCTACGTTACTGATAGCTTCAATCAGTTTACTCTGCCACCCTCGCCCCTTCCGGGCTGTGGCTTTGTTCGCTCCCTTGATGCCGTGAGTGCGGGCTGACTTCATCAGTTGCTTGATGGCATCAGGTCCACCGAAGGCTACAAGTAGTAGCTGCGCAGCGTTGTCGCCACCGTCATCGTATGCTGCCCGAACGAACGACTTAAAGCTGTCGTCAGTATGGTACGCTGCGATGTTGGCGCTGAATACGCTCGCTGCTATCTGTCCTGCATCTACAATGTTCTTCTTAAACAGTGCGTCGAGGTTGTAATCCCCGTCATTTGTTTCATAACTACTACCGTTAACCATGCTTCTCTCCTATTGGTGGGCGTTGTGTACCCGGTTTAATGAGGACTCAGGATACCTCATCCTGTTCCTCGTTGCAATCTATCTCCTCTATCCTGTACATGTATGGCGGTCTTTGTTGACCAGCCTGTCCACTTAACCTGTGTTGCTCATCAAGAGCCTCACGATGTGTCAGTGGTGGCTTAACAACGGGCGTGTCGTGCCGCTTGTACATAACTATCTTATACATTGGGTTCCTCGTCCGGCCAGCAGTCATCACAGATGCCGGAGATGATGTGTTCTTTGTGGGTTGGCTTGTATACAGTGGAGCAGAAGGGGCACTGTACCTCGCCGTCCTTTAGCTTCTTCTTTCTATCACCGAGTAGCTGGTCGTACAGCATGTTCTTTAGATCATTTAGCTCAGTCTTCTTCATACTCAACTCCGTAGTAGTCATCTAAACCTTGCTGACCGTGGGCCATGCCAGCCATGATGCGTGCCTCACTCTGGTCCTGGTCTGCGTATGCCATGTTTCGGTGAACAGATTGAACGCTGTCGCCTGGTGACACGTCAATGTCGTAGGCTATACCCTTCTCGTCGTACCCTTCAAGCACAGCGTCGTCGTCTACGTGAGCAAGGGCTTCCTTTAATGTGCTGAACGTTAGGACTGTACCGTCCTCGTATATGATGTGTAGTTGTGACTTCATCACTCACCTCCCTCAAGCTCGTTGATTAGTTTGTCAAGTTCAGCGATTGCTTCCTCTGTTGTTTTGAAATCGTCTGTTCTCACGAGGTTACCGTTCCAAGTAGTGGCTGCAAAATACACATAAGGGGCACCCCCCCGCCTTCGGTACAGCGCCACATCATTACTGATGTGACAATAGTAGTGCCCCTTCATCGAGATCGACATCGACCTTTCGATCAGGTTCCATTGGTAGGTATCAACCGCCATCACTCACCTCCCTGTTGTTGTTTAATCTATGGGTTCAATGGGTTCATCTACGTCCGCCTGGCTGTAGCCACGCAGGATCTCAGGGCGATACCGCGCGAGCTTAGCTGTGCAGCACTTGTCACATACGCGGGTGAGGTAAATCCCTTGCGCGTCATACTCGGCCCACGATTCTATGCGGTTGCAGAAGTGGTCGTCCAGTTCTTCGGGTGTCATGTCTATGCTCCAATGGTTGTTGTTATACGTTGTCGGTCGCTACGCTTAGCGCAACCTCGTGGTCTACCTCTACTGGGTCACCGCTTGTGTCTGTTGCAGACCAGTTGATGATCTCCCATGTCCTACCGTCTGGACCGTTCTCGAAGCTCACCTCTACAGTGACCTCCACCTCTGTCAGTACGAGGGCTTCATCTAAGTAGACCCACATGGTACCGGTGTACTCCTCAGTCTCGGTGTGTCGATCTACCTGTGCCATGATGCGGCTAAGGGCTTTGGTGTTTCGTTTACTGCTCATGTGTCACTTCAACGATCTTGAACTGACCCGGCAGTAGGCTCACCCACTCGAAGCCCTGGCCGGTCGAGCCATCGGCCAGCCGAATCGTCCACTTGCGATAGTCATGATCCCACCGGCCCACAATGTAGCCATGGCGGCCCTTGTGCTCTCCGTGTGTGACCAGCGCCCGCTTCAATGGTGGGTCGGTTGAATGGCAGTGGTTGAACTGGCTTAGGTCTATGCTCATGTCTCACCTCCTGCCTTGGCTCGGGTGAAGTACCGGCGACCGGGCTTCTCGTTGACGATGTAGGCTTCTTCGCCGTCCTCTGTTGGTGGCTCTCCGATATGGATGCCGCCCGCTGCAACCTTGGCTCGCACGTCGTTAGCTGTGAAGCCGTATGGCTTGTAGTATACGCAAGCATCTACAAACGTAGGAAAGTAGCAGGTACCACCGGGGGTGATGCTCCCTGGCCTTACGTCTGTGATGACTGCTACCTCATGCTCATTACCGTAGGCCCGCGCGTCGTGCTTGCTGTAGCACTCGGACACCAGTTCTGCCTGGGCTGCCTGTGCAAGCTCCAGTAGGGTGTCGGAGTTGAGTCCTGTCCTTATCTTGAATGTTATTGTGTGACTGTTCATATCTATGCTCCAATGGTTGTTGTTTATGCTGCACCAATAGCTATCAGTGCTGCCTCAATCTCATCGGCTGAGTGGTAAGGTCCACCTGCCTTTAGCTTGCGTAGTACGTGCCCTGCTGCCTCCCTTGATGAGTAGTGTCGGTGACGTTGGCCCCTGTTCCATGTGAGGCGGGCCTTACCCTTAGTTGTGCGTACCTGTGGATACCTTGCGTACCTCATGCTGCCGCCTCTACCATGAACGTGTGCTCAGGTGAGAACCTTTCTACTGCCCGGCTCATACCTGCCGTTCCGCCTGTGTACTCAATCTCTACTGCACCCATAGCCTTGAGTGCATCGACTACACTTTGCGGGCTGTCGAGTCGGAAGGAGTAGTCGTCCTTCGGTCCATAGTACCTGTCCTGTGCCTTGGCTATCCGCCTACTGATCTTGGTGAGCAAGAGGTACGCCCACCTCATCTGTGGTAAGCCATGCATGAAGGAACCTATCTTGTGAGAACAGTAGCCACCCTCGCTGTGAAGGTATGATAGGTACAACTCGTTATTGCTGTAGTTTATCTCGTAGTATTTCTCGTGACCCTGTGCTGCTAAGAGTTGGTATGGCTCGGGTGGGCCGTAGTAGTCAGGCTCTTTACATGTCCAGTAAAGTTTATCGCTAACCTTTATCTCGCTATAGGTGTCGATGCGTATGTGGGTGGTGGTGTACTGCCTGCAGCTACCGTGTGTCTCTTGTTCAATCCGGTAGGTTACGACGTTCTTCTTTTTGTACTCGCTCATGTTGTTCCTCGAATAGTTGTGGCTCGCATTTAAAACATGCTCGCCTGTTGTTAATGGTTTCTTCAGTGTCTACTCCAATGTCTCCGCACATGTCACACTCATGGTCAGTACAATGTCCTTCAACATTTGCACACGCCCTGCCTGATGTGATGTTCTGGCATGGCTTACAGTTACAGTCGTCTGTACCTGCTGGGTGGTAGCTGCCACCACATAGCTCGCACCTCATCCAATAACTATTCCAGTCGTCTGGTAGGTTGCTCAACATGCTACTGTGTACACCGGCAGGTCATCAGCTTGCATGTGCTCCTTCACCCATGCTAATGAGCAGGTGGTAAACATGCGCACCCTGTACTTGCCTCGGTAAAAGTCTATGACAAACCCTGTCGGGCAGTCAGATGTGTCTACATACACTCCTTCTTTCATGCTATGCCTCGCCGTAATAGTTGTAGTAAAAGTAATGTTCAACAAGGTGGTGCCAGATTACATCGCCCTCCTGTATGCTTAGGTAGCGACACACTACATAGTGTAGCTCCTCTATCATATCTATTAGCTGGTCACTTGCGTCCATGATGTGGTCCTGTAGTATTCTATGATCTCTTCGCTGTTGGCATAGCCCTCTTCTAACTGCTCAAGTATGTCCTTTACTACACTTCGGCAGTTGTAGTCGGCAGACCGTAGCACCTCCCCGTCCTCATCATCTATAGTGGGTAGGCTCACCACCGCCCAGATGGGATGGTGGTAGCAGCTACCCATGAAGCTGTTGTCGCCTGTCTGGTAGGTCCAGTCACCCTTACCGTTGATGGATACTGTGAGTGTGTGGCTGTGCCATGTTGTCTTACATATGCGGACCAGCTTGTATAGCTGTGCCTTTGGTGGGTAGATGTTCATTGGTATCTCCTTGTTGTTTGATGTTGCTTGTGTGCCTTGATCCTATTCCAATGGTCGTTGTCCTTGCATATGTTTACATATGGGTTCCCGCATCCACACACTATTGGTCCAGTCCATTGACTCTTTCGAGGTAGGTTGCGGCACCCTCTACACTTATGAGAGTGAACCACACTGTAGTAGGCTGTGTACCGCACAGTTAGGCTGCGGTACTTGCCGGGTGGAGTCATGCCGAAGTGCCATGACGTGGCCTTCCAGTAGTCTTTATAGAACATCAGTATCTCCTTGTTGTTTGATGGGTAGCTCACCTAAGCCCTGGCAGTTGCGGCAGTCAGGTGGTGCCATGTCTTCGCAGCCTATGTGCCACTCGTCACGGCCTGTGCCTCTACATACTGGGCATGGCTTGTACTTATACATCACTCACCTCATCACGGTACAGATAGGGTCGCCATACTCTGAATCTTGTGGGTCGTAGCAGTGTGAACAGAGTTGTGGTGGGCCTTCCCAATAGACCCCAGCAAAGCCCGCTTGCCACAGACCCCATCCGTTGATGGTATCAGCACAGATCAGCTTCCACTCGTCACGGGCACACTTTGTACACACCCGCTCACCATCTAAGAAGTAGAGTGCGATAGTGTACCCGCCAGGGAATGAGTACGGGTTGCGTATAGTCTCTTTGAATGTTTGTAGGATTCTACTCATGTTGTATCTCCTTGTTGTGAGGTAGAGCATGTCTCGCATGGGTACTTGACTTTCTTTGGGCCTTCAAACCCGATGGTGTGACCCATGCCCCCGCACTCATCGCAGTCGTCATCTTGTTGTTTGATGTGTGCGTCTGCTATGCGTCCAATGTCTAACATCATCCTGACCATAGCATCCTGGGCATCATGTGATAGCGTGGCGTGTGGGCTTAGTAGTATGCGGAGCATGTTGTATATGTATGTCTCACATGACACACTTATGTCTATTGTTTCCATGTTACTACCTCGAATAGTATTGTGTTACTGTTCCGTCGTCGTCTATGGTAGTTGCCCATGGTGGTGCCTTACCGTAGCACTCGCACATGTCATCATACTCTTTCTTCATGTCTGGTATGCCGTGCTTAATCATCACGTCACCCTCGCAGTATGTTACTGTCATACCCTTACTATTGTTTACCCATACTCCGAAGTACCATGCGTCCTGGTCTGTGTCGAACTGTTCCCACCCATCTCGCCTCAATAGTCTGGTGTCAAACATGTACCTGTCACCGTCCGAGGTGAAGTAGTCGTCGATGTGGGCAATGTGAATCACGTCATCACATTTGATATGAACCTTCCTTGTCTTCTTGTGCCACACATGGCTGGGTAGTCTGTCGTGTAGTATGTTCATGTCTTCCTCTTTGGTTGTAGGTGTCCAAACTCAGCGAAGGCATCTGCCACAAGGCATGACATCTCCTCCTCATGGTTGTCGATGGCACAGTCCAGGCTCTCTTCAAACATCGGGTCCGATACGTAGCCGCAGAAGTATCCGTGTTTACCTGTGGTCCAAAGCTCACCATTGGCGTACAGTTTGTATGTTGTATTGCCACGCTTTTGTGTAGCTACTGGCTTTGTGGTTGGTCGTGTCATGTCTTTGTCCTTGTTTATGTGCGGAGGTTTACCGCGTTGATGTAGATGTGTGACATGATGCCCACCGAATGTGCCAAGCTATCAAGTGCACGTAGACGTGCATGTTTGAAGTCATAGTTATTATGACATTCTATTGCATCATCGAGTGCCATCCTTGCACTTGAGCTATACCGGCAGTTGTCTTCTGCTATATCTATGATGCGTACTGCTGCTGGGTGGTAGTTTCTTTTCATGTCTTTGTCCTCTTGTTTATGTAGGGGCACAGCCTGGGCTACCGTGGAGCACGATACTGTAGCGATAGCCCAGGTTGTACCTATAGTACGAGCGTGGCGTCTAAGTAGACCCAGCATAGGAGGATGGAGAGTGCTACTGGAAATGTCATGTTGAACATCCTTACTACTGAACATAACCCACTACTAAAATATGCAGAGGGTTGCATAAAATGGGCATATGCCCGGTTAAAACTACGGTATGTAGTGTCAAGACTTTTGGGATTATTTTACATAACGTGGAACACATCTCCGCAGGTGCGCCCCCCTCTTTTTGAAACGAGGGGGGTAAGAACACACAATGATATCATACACTTATCCCATATGGTAGTTTCAACCTGGGTTATTCGCTACTGTATCTGTGTTCAGTATGGTGTGTACCACTGTCTCTTATATGGTAGGTTGAACCTCCCTTTATTGGATAAGGTAGTATGAACCTGTATAGTTATATAAGTATATGATATTACTAAGTAATCCAGTAGTGTAGTTTTAAAAGTGTATAGGACAAAAGCTGTGAGTTATTAAGTCGATGTGGTCCATTAGGTGCGCTCTTGACGCGTCATTATGGCTAATGTTGTACATCGTGCATAGTTTAATGTTTACCATTCAAAGGTGTCGCCAATAGGCACAGCTTCTATGGTTATAGATCCTTCCGTCTTGTACCTCGGATCTAATCTTAACTCCCGATGGAACAAGGCAGCACTATGGGATTCAAACGCTCCAATAGAGTATGGTTTGCACGTATCACAGTCAGAGGGATGAAAGTAGATAAGGTATATGTATGTTCTCATGGTACTCCCGCCCACATAGTGTGGCGTTAGGTGAATGTAGCGTCCGCTGTATGTAGACGCAGGTGTGTGTGCCATACATTTAAGTGGCTCACAGGTAAACGTTCCCGTCTATATCTATGTCGAACGTTACATCTTTATATCGTGGCCGTGGTTGTGTTAAGATTGTCTAAGGGTTATGCTCATTTCTGCGATCTGCTTCTTGTCTTGCTCAAGGATAGCTAATAGGTCCGTGGTATCTACCTTTTTTCTCTCAAAGTATTTTATCATCTCGACGGTGCGCCGAATATCGGCACGCTTGCCGTCCATGCTGTTCATTAATCCGACCTGGACGGGCGTATACTCGGCAAGCCTAACATTGGCCATGCCATTCAATACGCTGTGCGCCACAGCACGGGCCACATCGGCTTGCTTGTACACCTGTAGCTTGTTCTGCTTGTTAGCCATAGTCAGATAACAGTTAGCTATCATAGCAGCCCTGGACTCAAAACGGTTACGGCTTTGGCCCGGACATATACCGATAGCCGGTAGATAGCCGTAAGCCCTGCCAGGCCCGTCCTTGTTACCGCCCGTTCTACAGGCGATACTCGTACCGGATATAAACGAACCGCCTTTAATAGCGGCCAGTGTTTCACCGGCTCTTGCATCATAGTTCAATAGGTCTAAACTCATAATCGTGCTCCAGAAATAGAGGCCACGATATAAACATGCAATGTTCAACAAAGAGTATAGGGGAATGTCAAATAACCAGCCATAACAGATACACCTCAGAACGGATGTAAATGCTAATCAAGTTGTCAAGGAGAGTTTCAAGTCTCAAAAATCCACTATCCCGTTGAACAAGCCACGCAACAAATAGTTTCCGATATCCCATGTTCAACATGGCGATAATGCAGGGCAAAAGTGAACAATAGGAGAGTAAATAAATGTTCAACATAGGGAGGATACATAGCTAAATGATTTTGATAATCATTATCATAACGCTAAATGATTTTGATTATCATTATCATAATCTAAACACGGGGATAGGTTGAACACATGTGCGCGTTGCAAGAATCATACCGGCATGTTTCTTGCGGTACCAAATAAAGAATATAAGCCAAATAAACAACATGCAAGAACCATGCCGGCATGATTCTTGCGGTACCAAATAAAGAACATAGGCCAAATAAGCCACAAAAGCCAAATAAACAATATAGTACAAAAACTGCAACTTGCCTCTACCCCCATATCATAAAGAATAACTACAACAGCCACCCTGTACGCATATTACACTTTCATACTTTGTCATACATTGTTAAACACTGCGCCAATACACCCTACACTCGGCCAAAGCAGGGCACCCCCCAGAAAAAAATCCCAAAACTTGCGCCTCGCGCGCGCGCGTGTAAAGGTAATGTATGTCATCATCCAGAGTTCTTAGGTGTGCCAGGCTTTTGCGGGTAGATCGCGCCCATAAGGGTGCCTTATCTTCTCTCAGGAACCTCCCCCTTTGCACTGTAGATGAGTTTCTTGCAGCCGCGAGGGACGAGGCATTAAGTGATGTGGTGTTCTTACAGGAACAAGGCTTCGCACTGCGAGAAGTCCCCACATCTCCCGCCGTTCAACAGGGCGGGTCTGTTGAAATCAGTCAACCTATTGCTTCTTCTGCTCCTTTAGGTGGCCCTAAAGGCAGGTCGAAGAAGCGGTTGAAGGGTACGCCCTTGAAAGCGAAGAAAGCCGCCGTCGCAGTCGGTAGTAATCGACCAGATAAGGATTCGGATTCGCCATCCGAGTCTTTATCTGGATTACTTTAGGAGAACATCATGCCCCACAACACAGTTCGCAGAAGTACCAAGCGCATATCCGGCACACAGGCCAATGTTAGCGCAGCAACAGTCATAACTTTGTCGGTTCCGCCGACTGGTTACATTGTTCGCTTCCACGTAACGTCTGGGTCGAACACAACGCCCGTTCTTTCCGAGGAGCCGCTTGCTGCCGCCGCCATTTCCCAGGTTTTGGCTATTTCGGTGGCAGGGGTTCACCACGACGAGGTTCCAGCGGAGGGTATTTACTACCAGGCGGACAATACGGGCAGCATTTACCTGAAGCCGGTGGTTGCTGCTGGCACAACGACGGTAAACTGGGCTGTAGACGTTTGGATGGGTGGCTAAGCATGGCGTTATCTAAACCAGGCATGGGTGACGGGATAACCACAAACTTCACCGGCATGGGTGGCGGTGGAGGCGGTGCGGCATCAGTAGAGCAGGGTTGGCGGCGATTTTTGCTGGTTGGTGCGGACTATACGGATGATCCCCATAGTCAAGCCGATAGCATCACGGAAGACGCCACAGATACGGCTTGGACTTCGCTTGGGTCCGGTACGCTCGGGACCACGGAGAGCAAAAAACCAGATAACGGGGCGATCTATACGCGGCCGTTGCTGGACGCGAACGGTGACGCGCTGACATGGGACAAACCGTTTAGCGTTGACGTTCTGATTGAAAGCGTAGGTGGTGCGACCCATAAACAGAGCAACGCGTACTTTGGCTTTGGCTTGTCGGGCGTGACCACCGGGCTGGATTCGGCGTCGTCGATTGGCATAGCTTCCTGGTGGACTTCGTCGTCCAGTAGTAACTATCAAACCATCTACAGGTTCAAAAAGAATAGCTACGACAACCAAGGGAATGTCAATCAGACATGGAGCACCGCCGGCACATTCGTACATGGCCCGCGTCACGCTAATCACGGCGGACAGCATCGCCTTTTGTCGTATCGATTTGATCCGGCCAGCCCCACCGGCCCGGTCGGTGATACGGGGATGGGTAACTACCCGCTCGGGACATACAAGCTACCCGGATCGGGGCCGGTCTACGGGTTCGCCACATGTGGACGGACTCAAACCTGGGGCACAGTTAGAACCCTCAGATTCCGTATTTTTTATGCCGTGACCGGCGGAACCCTGGACTGGACGCCATGACGCAAGACGACATTCAAAACGACCCGATCACAGTTTGCTTTGTTTCGGGCGGTTCGGCGTCTGAGCCAGGCACCGACGAGGTGGAGACAATCAACGTCGAGCTTCGACTGGCCGCGAGCAAGTGGGCGGAGGCGGTCGCCAGTGGTACGCAAGCGAAGGTACTCATTAAGTGGATTGAGGCTCAGCGGGTTCAATGATTCCCGTCATCCTTGAGCGCGTCAAGGAGCTTGGCTACGCTGTGTTTGAGGATGGGCTGTACAACCTGAACATCATCGGTATCCGGTCTAAGGACTCTGTGCCCAACACTTTCGATGATAGGCTCTGCGTAGCCTACAAGGACGCTGATGGCTGGCTGACTCGGACGTGGGCCGCGACCACGGACCCAGGCCGATACTACCTTGAGAACCCGATGAACGTTGCTGGTACGGCAGTCCTCAAGCCTGGGCAGTACAGGTCTGCGTTTAGAATAGGGATGCACAGGGGCCAGTACGAGGCGCTGGTCCAGTGTAAAAACGTGGACGTGTATCGGGATATAAACAGGAACGCCGTTGTCGATCCAGATACCACGGTTACTTATAGGGGTACATACGGTATAAATATCCACAAAGCGGGTGGACATTCAACATCTGTGGATAAGTGGTCCGCCGCCTGCCAGGTTTTTGCTAACTCATCGGATTTTCAGAGCTTTATGGACTTATGCAGAAAGCAGGTATCTGAGCGAGGCTGGCATAGGTTCACTTATACGCTTATAGAAGTATAGTAATGAAGTTATTTTTAATCTTCTTGCAACTCGCAACTGCTATTATAAACAAGTTACCAGGCAGGCGTAAGAAGTGCCTGCCCGAAGGGGAAGAATAAGATGGGACTCAAGAAAACTGAGGTTGCAGACCTCGCAAAAGCACTGTTTGAGCTTGCCGAGGACTTGATTGCTTCTAAGAAGCGCAAGAAGCCGATGACAAAGCGGGAGCTTCGCGGATACACCAAGCGTGCGATGCAGATTGTTATGCAACTTGCGATTGACGTGATCGATTAATGCCGACCGAAGCCGTAACCGAAGTTGTATCTGCCGCAAAGGGCAGTTCTATATCAATACCCACAAGCGTCATTTTCGCTCTTTTAGCTGGTGGTGTCGGTACGGTATCTGGTCATATCAGCGGTCCAAGTGTGACCTCTGCCGAGGTAGCTGACATTGTAGACGACAAGATAGCTGCCAGAGAAGAGATCACTGAGTTGAAGTTGTCTTCGATTGGTGAGAAACTTGATAGAATAGAAGGCAAACTTGATAAGTTCCACGAAACTCCTTGAGCGTTTGCGCGACATAGGCGTAGACGACGAGATGATAACGTCAAGCATCGCAGATGTTATTCGAGGGGAGACGGTAAGGATAGTTGAGACAAGGGACAAGGGGGGCGACCTCCATGTCTCCAAGATAGAGCGGGTACGGAAGCCCGAGGATCTAATGCGCGGCTTGATCGCGTTTGACATTTTGAGCGGTGGTGAGCTTGGCCTCGCTGGGGAGCAGTTGCTTCCACGCAAGTCTCGCGACCCGAACGAGTTACTAAGAAAGCCTCGTAGATTGCCAACAATCATTGACACACGTATTATTTCAGACAGTAAACCACTACCAACCAATGAAGAATAGTAAACCAAACCTGTGTTTAGACGTAGAGGCATACGTCAAGAAGAAGGCCAAGTACCTGGGGTACCCGCACGACGAAGAGTTATCTGCGTGGATTGACACATTTGTTGAACTTGCTGAGATGTCAGAACAGGACATAAGTTTCCGCAAACTTGACCAGCGGGCACTTGAGTTGTATGTTCAAACCGTAGGCGCATCGCCACTTGAGATTTCATTGATGGGCCGCGATGATTGCTTCGTTGTACCGGAGGTCAGGGATGAAGGAAGAGGACCAGGCGTTGGTGTGGTTGGTGCTGATAGCGTCGATGTTTGCGTTAGTGTACCTCCAACTGGCGGCGCGGTAGAGCTAACTGTAGATGACCTGCTTTCTGACTTTGAGCTGTTTTGCATAGAGGCGATCAGGATCAAGTATCGGCCCGGCATGGGAGATCACTGTGAGAATGGCGGCTTCGGCCCGTTTATACTGACGGGCGCACAGAAGAAGGTAATCTCGATAGCGATTGATTTGTTCTTCAACAAGCAGGTACCTGTTCGTTTGCAGATTCTAAAGTCTCGCCAGCTTGGCGTGACAACAATGTTCTTGGTGTTCAACCTCTGGCTCTGCTACCAGATTGAGGGCTACACCACGATGTTTATGATTGATAAGGGGGCGCACTCGGAAGAGAAGCGGCAGATGCTTATTGGTTGGATTGAGACTGCCGCTGAGCGTTTTCCCAGTATGCCCACCCTGAAGCGTAGGGCATCAAAGGTACTGGAGCTTACGAACGGTTCTCGGATATTGCTTGAGTCGGCTGAGAGTCCTAACCCTGGTACATCGGAGATGTTGCAGGGGCTACACCAGTCTGAGCGCCCGAAGTGGCCTGTAGGCCGGTCACAGCAGGTGAAGGCATCCATCATGCCAACGATACCTGTTACCCGTCACACGCTGGTTGTGGATGAGTCTACAGCGGAGGGGTACGATGACTTCAAATCGGACTGGGTGCGGATTCACGAGTCTCAGGATGAGTTTAGCGATGTTCGCGTTGTTCCTATTTTTCTGCCTTGGTATGTGTCCGAGGAGTACAGCAAAGTCCCACCAGCCAGGGCGTTCCACAAAGGAAAGTTCAAGTGGCTCAACAACGACCTTGAAGTATGCGAGACAGACGGAGAGGGAGAGATCACGCTGACTGAGGAAGGGTTTGCTCGCAAGTATAACTTGTCGTATGCCCAGATTTACTGGCGCAGGATGAAGATTAAAGCACCGTCCCCTACTGGGTTTGGTGGAGATAATGTCGTATTCGATCAGGAGTACCCAACCACCCCGGACCATGCGTGGGCAAGCATAGGTATAGGCTACTACCCTCACAGTGTTCTTAATAGGATCGAGTGCCAGGAGCCTTGCTTCATCGGGAGGATAGAGCACACTGGGCAGCCGATAACAACGTTGCAGCTTACCTCTGCGTTGAGGATGGAGCCAAAGATAGTCCCTGAGCAGTACGGCCAGCTTCGTGTGTGGCAGATGCCCGAAGAGGGGGAGCGGTATTTCATTGGTGGTGACGTAGCGGAGGGTAAGACCATACTAAACGGGTCGAAGTCAGAGGCAGACTATTCGGTGCTGTGGGTCTTAGACGAGTACGGTCGTGACGTTGCTATGTTTCGTGACAGGATACCGCCGGAAGAGTTGGCGTATTACCTCATCCTCCTTGGAAGGTTTTACAACAACGCGAGGGTGAACTGTGAAAGGAACAAAGATGGAGCTACTGTTTGGGCTTTTTTTGAACCCACAGGCTATCCAAACGTATTTTACCGTGACGATTCTCGGGGCCGTGTATCTGACCTTGCTTGGTCTATTATTGGCCCCGGCGCTCGCATCCCATTTTTAAACATGCACAGGGCAGCGATCAGAGATGACCCAACTCGGGTGCGCTCCCAGCATTTGTTTGATGAGATGAAGTCGTTAGTTAGAAAACCGAACGGAAAGGTGGAGCCGTCGTCTGGTAGACATGACGATTGTTTGTTTGCCAGAGGGCACGCAGAGGTCTGCCGTGTAGGGTTGACGGGGCGTATGATTGAGAGTATACCTGAACCACAGCCCCCACTTCCCCCGGCAGATTCAATGGAGTCTATTTTTTCCCACAACGGTATTGAGGTCTGGTAGATGGCTTTTGATTTTGAAAAGTGGGACCAGCGGGTACGTCGTGATCTCCAGTGGAGAATGTCTGCCATAGATAAGACATGGACCCGTAACGAGAAGTATGTCCGCAACGAGACTGAGGACCGCTTAGGGAACCCAGCCGAGTATAAGGGGAACCTTGTACGTGAGTTTGAGAAGGTGATTTACCACCGCGTTGTAAACAAAGACCCGGCCATCCGGGTGCGCGCTGCGGATAGTCAGTTTGCAAAGAGCGCGAATGATCTTGAGATTGTAGTTAACGACATGTCCCGCATTGTGCGCATGAAGGACGCGCTACGTCAGGCGACAATGTTCTCAACGTACAGCATGGGTTGGCTTGAAGTTGGACACCCGTATGCGGCGTGGGGCATGAACCCGAATCAGTACGCAGGCATTAACCGTAACGTAACTGACCCATCCTCTCTTGAGTCTCAGTGGGAAGAGGTAGATCCGAATCTCGTAGCCTCCCAGGGCATTGACTTAGAGAAGGTGGACAATCTTTCGCCGCTTGAGTTTGGGCCTGATTCGTTCCTTACGGGGGTAGACAAGGAGCCGAGTCCGGTCTTCAACGATGCCGGGATAGGCTTTCCGTATCTTACCCACGTAAACGGAAAGCACATTATCACCCCCGCCAACATAGAGAACTACCTTGATGCCGACTACGTTGCGAGACTTCGCCCCGTAACGCTTGACGAGCTTAAGACGCTTGGCGGCTCTGAACCCAAGGTCACAGGCATCTCTCGTCAGTATTGGCATTTGTTTCCCGGCCTCGACTTTCAATACCTTGGGGAAGATATTGTACTAATAGTCGAGTGCTGGGTTAAGCGTGACCGTCTCGACTCTCGGTATAACAACTGGTTTGCGTGCTGGGTTCTGGGAGATGAGGACGAGGTTATTCGGGACATGCCGAACCCGTGGGGAGGGATGACCCCCTACACTCCGGTCAAGCTGACCAAGATGGGTAAGTTTTTAGAGCGCACAGTAGTGGACGACATTGTTCCTATATCGGACATGTACAGCATCGCCCTGAAGTCCATTGACCAGGACATGATGGACAGTCTAAATCCGAAGATCCTGGCGGACCAGACGGCGAACCTGAAGGATGACGACGCGAAGAAGCTCCTAAACCCATCATACAGGGGCTTGATTAAGGTCAACCGTGTAGACGGCATCAAGGTTGAGCGCGGCCCAGGTATCGACCTGAACAAAATACAGTACGTGCGCTTCTTGCGTGAGATCGCACAGCAGAGCACAGCCACATCAGAGATTGACAAAGGTCAGGCGGTTAAGAAGATTAGCGCCCGTCAAACATCTGCTCTGGTTGAGGCAACTGACCAGATTATTGGCGGGATGCGCGAGCTTGTCGCAGAGGCGGCAGAAGAATCAATCACTAAGTTGATGTTTATTTTGGGTATCTTTCACGGAAAGAAACAGCAATACAAATACGGGCATAGGGTTGTAACGTTCGACCACGGGCAGCATGACTTTACAACTTCATTGATTTACAACATCGACGTTAAGGATATGGGTCCAGACCCAGGGGCCGAAGATAAGATGATGTTAATGCAGTTTATTCGTACTGTTTCGATGAACCCAGACCTTGCCGCCAACTACGAATGGAACAAGGTGGCCACAGAGGTTGCGCGTGTCTTCGGCTGGCCACCCGACTCAGTTAAACAACCCACCCCAGATATGGGTATGCCAGACATGGGGAATATATCACCTATGCAGGGTCAACCTGGGTTACAATCAGTAAACCCTAATCCGAATCCAGGCAGAGGGCCGACCGATCAGTCTCAATCTGTACAGGCACCAACAACCGATAACGCCCTATCTGGGCTGGCCAGGAGTGGTTGATGTTCTATGAATACCAGTGCAGCGACCGTTCATGTTTGCACATTACTGTTGAGTCTCGCCCGGTAGCTAACAGGCTAATCCCAACGGACTGCGAGGAATGTGGTGAGAAGGCTGGTAAGATATTTTCGATACCGGGTAGAGCGTGGAGCCTTAAGGCTGAGAACGAAAACTACCCGATGGTTAATCCGTTTCTTAGCAAACGCGGCGAACCTCCGGTTGTGTTTGAAAACCCAGGCGAAAGAAAACGATACTACAAAGAGCATGGATTAGTTGACGCTGTTACACCAGAGGCAGATAGGCCGACAATGTATACATCAGATGCAGACGTTGACAACTACAAGGATTTTGACAAGTTTGACCAACCCGAGTGCAAGTACATTGGAGTACCTGACTCTTGGGAAGATAAACCATTAGGAGAAGAAAGTGTCTGAGCAAGCACCAACTACAGAAGCCCCAGTAGCAGCCCCAGCAACCACGGAGGCAGCACCGGCAGCAACCCCTGAGTTCAGTATGGACTCGTGGAAGGAGTCTGGCGGAAGCCGGTCAGACCTACCGGATAACTTCCGTCAGTTTTACGACCACATCAACGATCAGCATAAGAAGCAGGACGCGTTCAATGCCGTCCGTGAGCTTCGTTCCATGATAGACGGCGCGGATAAGAAGGCGGGGGCCAGCAACCAGCGCCCAGCCGGGGCTGACAGTGACGTTGAGAAGCAGGTGCAGGCCAGACTTGCTCAGTTGCAGAACAACGAGTCTGTGTCCAAGTTCCGAAACAACTTTGAGACTATGCTTAAGGAGCCGATTTCAGTCGGCGACGGACACTCATTTGCTTTTGCCGACAAGGGCGAGCTTGAGAAGTTTGTCAACTATTCGCGTGATGTTCTACAGAACGGCAAGATCACGCCAATGGATCTCTACAAGTTATACAACTTTGAAAGAATACTTGCTGACACTGGCGAGTGGAAAGCAAGGCAGCACGAAGAGTCTTTACGGAAAGCGTCGGGATCCTCCCGCGTCGAAGCGAAGAATCAGAACGCGACCGAAGCCAGCGACAAGAAGACCTCCGGCGAGAGGGATTCAAACTTGACGGTAGAGGAAATAATGAAACAGAAGTTCCCAGAGATTTATGGAAACATGAAAGCTGGGAATGTCCGTTATGGATAAACAAACCCTTTAAAGGAAAAGTAAAATGGGCGCTCGCTCTGAATACACCGAAACAAGGGCACTTATCCAAGCTATTGAGGATCGTGCGAAAGCTATCATTCCTCAACAGCTTGTTCAGAACTGGTTTTATTACCGTCTGACCCGCAACGCGCGGGCTGTTAAGTGCTTCGATAATGTTGAGATCCCCCTCATGCCAGCCGTACCTACGCTTGGTAAGTGGATTGGGAGAGGTTCAACCCTTCCCGATAGCTCCAGTGACCAACTCGCTTTGGCCACTTTTAGCAACCGCTACCTCGCTGTGCCAACCACGTTGAATCTGGTTGACCTGTGGGAGCACGAGAACAACCCAAGCACCATCTTTCAAGATGCAGACTTCGAGGCACTTAAAGCTGCCTGGGGTATGCGTCGGATGTTGTCGAACGCTGTTCTTAACGGAACCGGTGGACTCCAGCCTGACGGCTTGGTTGGCCGGATTCTTGAGAAGGCTGCTCCTGCTGCGCAGGTTCAAGTCGTTGGTAACGTGGATAAGAACACAAAGCCTTGGTTCCGCAACCAGTTCGTGAACCTCACTCAGAACTTTGGACACATTGCTGCTGGCACGACCATTCCTGCCGGCATCCTTGCTGCTCAAACTCTGATTGACTCGTGTACTGTTGGGCAAAGTGTACCGACTGACTTGGTTACCACCAAGGCGGTCTTTCACATGTTCCGCCGGGCCATGATGGAGATGACTTCTTCGTACCACATGGCTACGTCTGAGGATGATCTCAACTACGGGTTCAAGAGCCTCACCTTTGATGGTGTGAAACTGGCTTGGGATCCGCAGATGCCTGCCGACACCGTTATTTGTATCCACATGGGTGCAACCAAGATGGATTCTCGCCGTATGGGTGAGAACACCGCCAAGTTTGACGGTGATCTTGAGGACGCGACGGTCAAGAATGTTCTTGAGCTGGACGGTGGGATTTTCCTCACCTACAACCCGAACGTGAAGATGCGCACGCTTGAGGCACGGACTCCGTACCGCGAGCTTAACCAGACTTCATGGCTCGTTAACTCCTTCAACATCGGTGTAGGCCGGATGTCAGACCAGGGTATTGCTGGTTCCGACAACGACTCTCGCTGGAGCACTTGGAGCTAACATGTCAAGCATGATGATCGCACGACGAATAAAGGATACTGTTGAGTATACTCATCAGTCCTCTAAGGCGGTTCCCGCCACTGGCGAGATAACACTAACGGGTGGTGCGGGAGCAAATGTAGCTGGTGCCTATGTTGTGATCGCGGCAGCCCTGACAGCAAAAACTAAGATCGAAAGCCTCTGTGTTTACGCCCTTAGTGCTGCTGACAGGTACACTGTTGACTTCGCAACTGGCGCTGCTGCTGCCGAGGTTGTCATTTCGTCAATCTCGGTCGGTGGTGCTGTAGCTGCCTCCTCGACGCTCCCTATCTCCATTCCCGTCATCGCCTCTGGCGCACGACTCACTGCAAGAGTCGCGTCCGTCACAGGTGGTGCTGATACCTGCAAAATCGCAATCAACTATATTGAGGTGGTATAATGCCAGTTCGTTCAGACGCTGCTACGCTTGTCGGCACATACGATGGGCACGGTCCCCAGGCGTGGACCGACCTAAGCCCTCACTCGATGTTCAAGGATCCGAACATCTTGATCCCCGCTGCCGAGGTTACCCTCTACAGTGAAGACCAAGATCGTCAGGACTTGTACCTCCGTGAGCGCAAGGTCATCTACACTGAAACCGTGCTTAACGTTACTTACAAGTACCTTCTAAACCTTGTGTTCTACACCCAGCCCGCTGGTGCAGGCGCTCTCACCGTTACAGCTACCGTTGGTAGAATGATTGGTGAGGACGGCGCACTGGCTGGTGCTGCGGATACGCACAGCACTGTTGCTGGTATTTCGCTTGGCAAGTATTTCCTCGTTGGGGTTGACTCCTTCGGTGAAGCTGCCATTGGCGAATATGGCGTTTCGTCATTGGCTGCCGATGCGTTCGTGTCAACCACCATCCCCGAGGGTGCTGGTGTGTGGCTTGTCCGCAGTGGTACGGTAGTTGCTGACTTCGATGATGTTGGCGTAACTGCTGCTGGTGACCTTATGACCTGTGCTGCTGATGGTGAGTTCACTAATACTGCTCATGGTACCGGTGAAGCCCCGCTGACAGACAACTACGGACGTTCACTGTTCGGTGTTGTTCGGGTTGACCCCAATGCTGCTGCACCGACTACAGTAGGTCTTCTCGACCTTCGTTTGCCTGAGCGGCTTCCGCCAATCAGCTAAGTTACATAGTCAGGGGGTCAGTCATGGCCTCCTGACTTTCATAGGATTTTATTATGGCCACTTCAGTTACCTCTCAGAGCGATCCATACGTTGACAAGTTAGTTGTCGATACGCAGGCCAACGCTACGCCTGAGAATCACGTCCTGGGCGGTGCTGCTGCAAGCTACATATTTGACGTAGACAACAGCAACAACAACGCGCCTGTGTACGCTAAGTTTTTCAATAGCACGAATGTTACAGTCGGAACCGATGAGCCATCCATCTTGATGCTTGTCGGGGGTAATGTTCGGCAGGTTTTGACCGTGTCTTCTGGGGTGGCGTTCTCCACTGGCCTTAGCCTTGCTTGTGTTGCTGGTAAGGCAACCTCAAGCGCCGTTAATCCAGTCAACAATGTAATCATTAGGGTGATGGCAGAATAATGGCACTTGAAACTACATTCTCAACGAACCCAGTAAAGACGATTATCGCGTCCGAGTCTGGACTTACGAGTGCTGCTGGTGTTGGCATCAACAACATCACTGGTGGCTCTGCTTACATTCATTCCGTGGAGGTTACCAACGCCCCATTCGGTACGGACGTTTACATCAAGCTGTACAACGCAGCCTCCGCAGTAGCGGGAACAGATGACGCTGACATTATCTTGCTCTGTAAGGCGAACGTAAACAGAGTGTACAACTTCTTCCCTGGAGTGCTGTTCGCAAATGGCGTTACTGCCGTCTGCACGACCACCTTGGGTCAGGCTGGCACTACAGCACCAGGAACACCACCTCCGGTCAAGTTTGTATTCTCTGAAACCGCGAGCTAAAGATGGCCCAACACAAGGTTATTGACCTCATCAATCAGTTCATGGAGGACCATGGGCAGTCGTCCGGTAAGGACAGGGTCATGCTTTGGTTGGAGGACGTGTACTCCAAGGTCAGGCGATTGCCCTGGTCTTGGAACTTCCGTGTCACTGAAACACAAACGGGTGGAGACTTTGTAGCCACCCCACAGATAATCTCTGTTGCGGCCACAGAGACGTTTAGCTGGGTGCAGGGCACTGACTACATTGAGTCCACAGCAGTCAACGTTGCAGCCGTTACATACCAGCACACTGGCAGGTACGTCTACATATCGGATGAGTGGTACCGGTGTACACGCATAGCCCCACTGGGTAATACCAATCGGGTGTACTTGGATAAGAAGATCGTCACCACAAGCTCGGCTGGCAACACCATCACCTTCTACCGTAGGGATTTGGCGTACAAGACGAACGGCATCAAGTCAATACGTGTTGACGACGTTAAGATCGAGCACCTAACCGATGAGCAAATCTACCGGTTTAAGCGTGGCCTTGACCCCCGCTGGTACTACGGTGATTCAGGCAGGCCGCTCGCGTACCATGTGGATGACTTTGATGTAATCGCACCCCTATACGCTCCATCTGTTTCCCTTGTTGCTGACTCAACCGCTGTGGCGACGGCTGGTACTCACCGGGCGTTTTACACATTCTATGATACGGAGACGGGTCAGGAGAGTGCCCCAGGCCCATCGGTGGAGTTCGCCCCTACGACGGCGCTACCGCGAGCTAACATATCGTATAGCAGCCCTACGCTGCACCACTCCACTGAGACAACGTATGTCCGACGACTGTACATCACTAAGGTTGTGGATAAGTACACCAGGAACCCGGCGTTTATGCACGCTGAGCAGACACCCTTAGCCACCGGCTCCGTGTCGCTCACCGTATCAGACTCTACGCTTGAGTCCACATCACCTGGATACTATGACGGTACATGGTCGCGCACAGTTATGTACCCAGCGCCAGACGAGTACCTGCGCGTTGAGTGCCTACACATCGACACTTGGGAGGGTCTGCCTGATGAGAAGCAGATCATCAAGCTGGGTCGGCAGCGTGAGTTTATTGAGGTGTTCCACCTCTATTTTCTTATGAAGCAGTCCATTCAGAACAAAGACCCAAAGCAGTTTCGTATGATGCAGGGCGCAGTACGGGAGCAGCTTAACTTTCTTCTCGCACAGGACGGAGATGATCGCAGGCTGGACCCGTCATCGTGGGAGTACAAGTTTTACTCTCCCATCTCGTCCGCAGACGACTTTACATCTTCGCTTAAGTACCCGTTCTAATGTCAGAGCTTGTTAAGCAAACCATACTGGTTCCGCTGGACGGTCTTAGCCACGAGCATGAGACTGACGGCACAGTTCTTGGTGAGCAAACGGTAAACTTCTACCCAGATGGCGAGGGGTACCTCGTTAACTATCCTGGGAAGTCTCCGTACTTTCGGCCAGTTACGGTTGAACCAATACAGCCTGGAAGTGACACCAGCCCGCTCGACCTGCCGGAGTCTCCTGGTTCGGTTGGTTCAGCCATTAACGTCTACACTCAGCCGCCCACTGGTAAGTTTACCCGCATACGGATTTACAGAGACTCGTCTGGTCAACAGCACATTGTGTTTGTGAAGGACAGCCAGTTCTGTGTGGTTGAGGGTAACGGGTACCGGGTTCTTTACACCTTTGTTGGTGTGACCAGGGATGGCGCAAGCTATCCAACCCTAACCGTCCACAAGAACCGTCTAATCATCGCCAACCTGGGTGACCCCGTCCTGACCTGGGATGGGTTTCAGGACGTTGTTCCACTGGGCGTGACTGAGATACCCGACCCGCCAACAGTAAGTGTTGGACGCACGCCATGGTATACATCTACAGGTGAGCAGTCTGCTGATATTATTGATGTTGTTGGGAAAAGCGTCCCTGTGGGGCAACTGTATGGTGGTAGGTTTAGCAGGTACGGCTACTGGGGAAACCCTGGTATCTGGTATTCTGGGCCTATAGAGTACGAGCCTGGTGGCCACTACCATGGGCTTCATTCTTCTGGCGATTACCACGACCCAGCCAACTGGAACGATACGTCATGGAGTTGGAAGGTCCAGTATTTTGACCGGAACGGGAACCTTGGTCCTGAGTCGGCAGCGACCCAAATCGTAACGGTTCCAAAGAACGCCGCTGTAGTCGTTAGGCCAGGGATGCCAGAACAGTCCGTGATGGAGCGTGTATCGTTAGCTGACTGGGACGGTAAGCACTGGTCAACAGTTTACTGGCGACCACCCAAGCACGATTGGCACATCGCTGGCTGTATCCTGTATAAGACGCTCGACCTGCATCCAGACAAGGCGAACAGTAAAGAGGTGTTCTACCAGGACTACGTTCAGAACAATGTCAACTGTACCCGGCACACGTCTATAAATGGAGACTCGGTTCTGGCTAACTCCCCCGCTCTGGACCGTGGCGTTCGTGGGCCTCCGTCAACTGACCTGATTGCTTCGTGGGGCAACCGTGTCATCCTGAGAGATCCCCTGCGCAAAGAGCGCATGATGTTCTCTGACGCGGGCAAGGAGGGCCAGTTTAGACCGTCAAACTCGTACAAGGCACGGGACACAATCGAGGCGCTGCTGCCCCTTGGTGACCGGCTCTTGATCGTGACTCACTCTACTGCTGAGATTCTATACTTTACCAGTGAAGGCGCTATTGCTCATTTGGAAACGCATGAGAACAAAGGCTCTTACTACGGTCGTAGCTTTGCAGTCTTCGGTGACCGTGCGTTTGGTCTGTTCAATGACGGGTTCTTTCTGTTTGATGGCCAGGCGTTCGCGCCAACCAAGTCTCCCTACTTCTTAAAGGGCGACTACATCGACCGCTGGCACGACGTTCAGAACTCAGTTGTGCAGGGTGAGTGGTACTTCTTGTCTATCCGAAAGGAGATGACGGCAGACGAGAACAACTTTGTGCTGATGTGCCACCTGCCAACGTCTCGCTGGTTTCAAGTTGAGGAGTCGGTGAGAGACATGGCGGTATCCGGTCAGTACATCTTAGGTGTCTCTGACTCCATTTACTTCATGTACCGGGGCAACGACTATGCGGAGTCCAGGGTTCATGTGCGGGGTATCCTAAACAAGTCGGGCGGGATTATGAGGGAGAGCACCCTTAGCGGCCTCTCCCTATTCCTTGAGCCAGCATCAAAGAATGATGTAGCTGTAACAGTGACCGGCTCTAACGAGTTTGAGAGCAGGACAGGGAGCGCGGTATCCTACCCATCCAAGTCTACCGTCACGAAAGACATCCAGTATCACCCGCACTATAACGATGGAACATCAACCTGGGATGGCTCTGATTGGGTTGGCCCCAACGACTTCCATATCGAGGTTGATATGCGCAAGAATGTGACGGCGTTCAAGCACGACATTAGGTTTACGTTCAGCGGGCCTCAACGCATTAAGGCCATCGGCATTGAGTACGGAATAGGGACTAATCTTGCGCCTACGGAATAGAAACGAAACTGTACTCTTGAGAGCTAAAGGCTCCACGTCCAGACCTGCGCCAAAGACCGACAGACAGCACCAGTTGACGATGAAGGTTTACGGACAGGCTCCCAGGAACAAGCCAATAGTTGAGGTGAAGTAATGTTTGAGACTCGACTTCACAGGTTCGACGAAAACTACGCGTTAGACAAACGAAAGCTGTGGGAGGGGTGGCTACAGTGGGCTAACCGCATGTCGTACCTCGACTCTGACAACATCGCCCGCGCTCAGTTTGGCAGACAGAAGTTTACGATAGATGCGTTCATTGAAATGTTCAGCGCGGGCGCTTTATCCACAGATCCGGCTGGCGTTCTGGAGGGAGCCACAGGGACCATAACGTCAGCGTCTAAGAAGATAGTCTCTATGGATGCTTTTGGTGACTACTGGGTCACTTGGTCGCTTACGTTGTCGCCAACTGGCGAGACGACTGCTGGCTTCGGGGATCATCGGTATGCTGGAGGGGTTGCGTTCATAGGAGATCAAATCGTTGGGACAGCCCAGGACTTTAAGGCTGAGATGGGCTGGCACAACAATACGGCGATCTCTAACTCCAACGCACGAGGTAAGGATTGGGGAGGGCTTGGCGAAGATAACAAGGCTTATGAGCTTCTGTACGACGACTACACTCAACTTGCGAGGTTCGGTACCCGCAGGCGTACCAAGTGGACTACCACTGGGAAATGGTTGGTTGGCTCCCGCATAGGGTCTGGCGACTACATACACCTATCCGGCTCTGGCGCAGCCTCAGTACCAAGAGTTACCGGAAACATAGGTGTTATCATTTACTGCAACCCTGGCGCTACGTTCTCAATAAAAGCATCGACACTTACTATCCATAGGAGAAACAGGTAATGCCCCGCTTTACTTTCTCCCAGCGCCTCGGTTCAAAACCAAGTGAAGCCTCGTACAATAGTATTCGTGACGACTTCCGGGCGTACATAAACTCCGACAAGCTCACGTCTGACAACCTAAGTGATGAGTCCATACGGTTTAGGCATCTAAAGAAACCGCCCGTCATCCTCATGTTTAAGGACTGCGGTAACGCGATATGGAGTAGGGGCGCTGTGTCTGGACTCGGGACAGGGGGAGCGGGGTGGACGCTGTACAGGGACACGCCATCCGAGTCTGACAATACCCTTGAGATTGAGTACAGCATAGATGGCGATGAGCCTGGTGTTGACCTTGTAGAGTTTACGATCTGGTACTACCCGTACTCGTTTAGCTCCAATAGCGAGGTCGCCCCCGCCGTCTACCGTAGTGGAGCATGGGTTCCTCTCGTTGATTATAGAAGACCGGCGGGTATCGGTATTGGGTTTCAGGCTGACGGTGAACAGCGCCCGTACACGTCAAACCCTTCGGATGGATTAGTCTTTCACCCGTTCCTGCAATACTCGTCTACGCTCAGTAAAACTGGGGTGGGCAGCTACGACAGGCCACACACCGCGAGCTACGGTGGCCCCGTTATATGCACCGTTCTGCTATCCAAGCAAGACCTGGCAAACGTCACGAAGCTGGGCATGATGTTTAATCTGAACGCAAGTAAGAATCGTGTGTATAGTGCCGATTTAAGCTACGGTCTGCATGTAACCCAGACCTCAAGGTACGACCGTCTTTACCTTTCAGTGGTAGCGAGGGATAACTAATGCCAGTTGTATTGAATCCAGTCTCAGGCGAGCTTGACGCAAGCATTGTTGATGGAAACTTTGAGGAACTTGAAACCTTCCTTAAAGAGAACATCAAGGATGAGGACTTTGATGGCAAGTTCAACAAGTTTAAGGTCCGCAGGTACACAAGCGGAAAAATCATAGGGTTCAATGCTGGATCGTCATCGCACTCATCCTCTGAAATGACTGGGGTGAACGGTACATTTGAGAACAACTGGATCTCGGGGGCGGCGGCGATCACGTTCGTTAAAGGCTCCACTGTGGTTTTTGGGTTTGACGGCGGAACGAGTTTTGTGGAAGATGTTGTGGATGCTCTTACGGATGCTCTTACAACCGGCTCCACAGAGGGGGTGGGTGCCTCCAAAAACAGCATGGAGTACAACCACCCTGTAAAGCATCCGTTTGAACTGCTTGGTTATCCAGGTGGCTCCATGTACTATGACTTTCAAGAGCAGGGGTTCGCTGATCCTGTTTCATACTACCAGACGATTGATGGCGCAGTTGTTACTGACTGGCCCCCGACCGCTTCGCCTATGGGGAGGTTCCCTAAAGATGAATGTTGGTCCCGCTGGCTCACTGTTCCCGATGCTGCTGGCGGCGTGTATGTAGATGAACCCTGTGTTGCAGTCATCACAGCCCAAGTAAAGGGCAACTACTTTATGACCCCCGCACTTAGGGTGCATGGTACAAATACAACACGCCTTGCTGCTGAGATATTAGAAACGTATGACCCAGACGAGGATGATCTCCAAATCGTTGAACACGAGTGCAGATGGCACATGTACGACTCCAATATGATTGGCGAGAAAGGTGTCATTAGTGAGGGTATGCAGGAGTCCGCGTTCATTCGTCTTGGTCTGTTCGTTGATACCAACCCTATTGTTTGGGACGATGAGTTTTTTAACGGCAACAGTTTTGGTGAGCCTACGTTTGGCAGTGGCTACAGCTACAATCCCTGGATAGGCGACAACCCAACAGGACAGTACGCTGCAACCCGCCCAGATGGTGTGTCGAAAACGCGCTCATGGATCAAGGTGACCGACCTCACGCAGAAAGTAAAGCAGCGCGCCAGCTACAAGGTGATCGGTGTCATTCAACTTAAAGGGCGCAGGCGGTACAACTTTTCGATGAAGGTTCGGCCAGCCATGACCTTCGGATACGTTGTTCAAGGAAAGCAGGGTACCGAGAAAAGGTTTGTTGACGGTTACTGGGAGTTAAGTGGTGCGTCCAGAACGCCAGACTTAACCGGCACTGGTAATCCAGCATGGAACTGGGGCGAGTTGGCAAGCTCCACTTCTGTTATGGAAAACTACTGCTTCCCTGGCGGCGATGCTCTTGTTACAAATCTGATAGAGTCGTCGTCGATTAGCGTAGAGTTCTTCTATGGACAAACATTGTCCGAAGTGCAAG